GTGAAAACGTCGCTCGCGCCGACGTTCAGCACTTCGAAGCCCGAGTACCGCTGGTACGTCGAGTTCGCCGCGTATTCGAGCGGCGCGACGATTTTGTAACCACCGCTTTCCTTGCGCACGCGGCCACCTTTGGCCAACTTGCGGTAAAGAGCGTTGTGCTTCGTGAAGTTATCCGCGATTTCCTTCGCGTGATTACGGAACGTCGTCGAGACGATTTCCGTGAAGACTGCATTCGGAGAGGGCATTTTGAAAATCCTTAGTTGAGGTCAGCGGCGTATTTCGCCACAATCCCGTCAATCGTTTCGTCCATCGTTTTCACGCGCCGCCCACTGGGACGGGCATTCGGGTCCGATTCGATGTTCGGGAACTTCTTTCCCTGCGCGGGCATTTGCTGTCCTGCGGCTTTCTCGACTTGCTGTTTGGCAAGGAGTTTAGCTCTAACCGCGGGATTTAACCACTGCGCCTGTTCGTAAGCCGTGGGGAGGTCAGTCGCCGCCCCAGTTTGGAGAAGTCTCAGAATGTCAGCCTGAAGTTCTTCTGCAAACTCATTCTTTGGATCCGAGAAAAAGGCGTCAACCTGCTTACGCTGATCGGCGACCGCGGCTTCGTATGCCTTCCGCTGCGTATCCGTGAAGCCAGATTTTAGAGAATAAAGCTCCTGCCGCAAGGCGTGCAGTTCACTTTCGAGCGGATTGGCTGCGCCGGCTTCGCCGGGGGCGAGATTGATCCCGTAGTCTTGCAGCATTTTTTGCGCAAACGCCCGTTTCTGCTCGGGGGGAGCGGAGAGCAGGGTCATATGCGCGTTCATCAGGTTTTGCATCAACTGCACCGGCTGGACGCCGGGATTTTGTTGAAACACCTGTGCGAATGGCTGGATAACGGCGTTCCACTGCTGCGCGTTGGCTTGATACTGTTGGATCCCCCGCATAACGTCCGCTTCGCGAGCGTACACATACTCATGGACTTCCGGCGGGAGTTTTTCCCAGTGGGAAGCCATGTCCTTCTTCCAGGCTTTGGGAAGAGGCTTAATCGCAACCGCGGGCGTACCCTCATTCTGCTCCGCAGGAACAGCGGGCACAGTTTCGCCGAGCGGAAGTTCGGCCGTTTCCGGCTCCGACTTCTCGCCCGCGAGGACTTTTTCACTCACCGCAGTAATCGCGGCGTCTAGGTCAAAATCCTGCGACTCGTTTTCAATCGCGGGGTTAACTTCGTTCTCATCCATCTTAGGTCTCCAATGCGCCAGTGCTTACGAAATGACGGACCATGTTATCCACAGTCTCGTCGGCCTTTTTGAGGACGGCTTCATCCCGCTCTTTTCTTCGGCGGGTAATGTCCTCTTTAATGCCCGGCTCCCATTCGAGGGAACCGGATTTTTTCAAATCCTCCCGGCGTTTTGCGCGAGAGTCAATTAGCTCGCCGGTAGCGGGTGAAATGTAGGCGGAAATCTCGGGCCGCACTGTGGGGGCGACGAGAATGCGGCTTGGCAGCGAGCCGCAATAACAAGGCTCGATCCTATCCCGCTCGGCGATTTTTCGAAAAATACTCGCCTCCCGACCACAGCCGGGGCATTTAGTTTGGTACAGCGGCATTTTTCGTCTTCTCCTGCACCGGCGCCATTGCGGCTTTCGCCTGCATAGCTTGGAGTTGCATACGGGACTTTTGAATGTCGATCTGCATCTTCTCCCGCTCGATTTGCAGCTTCTCGCGCTCCATTTGGAGCTTTTCCAGTTCAAGCTGTTGCTTCGCTTGCGCAACTTGCATGTCCATTTGGATTTGCTGGACTTTCGCTTCCGCCGCGGCTTGCTTTGCAGGAAGTTCCGGATCGGGCGGCGGAGCTTCCGGCTGCGGCGGTGGCGGCGGCTGAATTGCCTGAATCGCATCCAGCAGCGGGACGCCAAATTTGAAGCGAGACGCAAATGCCGCGAGCATTTGCTTCATAATCTCAAAACCCTGCGGCCCGATCATCATCAGCGGCTGCACGCCGGAGAAGAACTGGCCGAGGGCGTTCATGAATTCCGCCACTTCCTGCTTTTCCGCGGCGGTGTCAATGTCGATCGTGGAGGACGTTTGGATATTCACCACATACGTCCGGTCCAGGTCGGATTTGATCTGAGCAAGAACCTCTTCCCAAGAAGGGGCCTGCGCGGCCTCTTGCAGTTTCGGGTCAATTTGCGGCTGCTGCCCGGTCTGCATGGCGACCATTTGGGAATACTGAAGCTGCTTCTGAGCGACGGCTTTTTCTTCCGCGGTGGGAAGTGGAATCTGCGTGATTTCCTTCCACTGCTCCGGCGGCACAGCTTGGGAAGCGGCATCCACGGCTAGGCGGAAAAGGTCGCGGGAATAATTCGCGGCCATCCCCTGCATCTTCCGCAGGCGAACGGTGCCCCATTTGCTCTTCAAATCCTGCGCTGTGGCGGTTTCGGAGGCAACGGAACTACCGCGGATAATGTCAGAAATGCCCGTCAGTTCGTAGATGACCTGTTTGATCGCTTCGCGGGCTTTGTAAAGTTCCGCCGCGACCTGAATCAGCATGTCAATCGGAAGCAGCCAGATGTTTTTATCAAAGCCGCCCATCTGTCCCAGCGCGGCCGAATTCTGCGCCGGAACAAGCCCGTTATCAACGTCGGTACTGAGAATATTCTTCAGTTCTTCACCGAGCAGATTATTGTATGCCCCGCGAACTCGAATTGCGGCGAGAACCTTGTTGAGCCGGGTTGAAACGCGATTAAGCTCCTCCGCCTGTTGCTGGTAGTAGCGATAAAGCGTGGTGGGGATTAGATTTCCAGGCTTTTTCGTGAAGGAAAGAATGCCAGGAACAGGAAAAAACTGCGCCAGCCCGAGCGGGTCCGGGGACTTTTCCGCGAGAACGCCTTTCCACCGGTCGCAGAGGAAATACACCGTCTTCGTCGGCGCGTACCAGACTTCATACACGCAGCAATCCGACCGCTTCGAGTCGTCGTCGTCCTCCACTTGTTCAGGGATGGTGTAATTCTCAGCAAGATCATCCTCGCCAATGCCGAACTGCTTGGCAAAGGCTTCTTTCGTCATTTCGTGCTTGAAAGCGATCCAGGGGAGTTTCTCCCACTTCCGGCCCTTGGCCCAGAGGAAATTTTTGTAATAGACTGACTCAAACTTGATCGGAAAGGCGGCATTCTCTACTTGTCGAATCCGGACATAGCCAGCCCCGGCGGTTAGGGCGGAAAGGACAGAATCCTGCAACGCCATTTCGAGGGTTTCTGCCCCCGGCGTGCCGTTATCGGCGGCGACCGTGAGAAAGCGATTCAGCACTTCCACCAACGGGCCGAGTTGCTGCTTATTGAAACGGGGGCGAACATCCGGCTTCGGGCTGGCGCTGAAAATGCTGGGAAGCAGCACTTCCGTGTTGCTGTAGAGAATGTTAAACGGCGTCTTCTCATCCACGGCGTCGTAGATATCGACAGCTTTCTCCGCGTCTTTCCACCAGCCTTTTTCGCTCTTGAAACTTTCCTCCCGCTCGGTCACGGTGGAGAGAAGTTTTCGGGCGAACGCCTCTTCCTCGGGGGAAAACTTTGCCTCCGGAGCATCGGCTTCTTCAAGGGTTTCGACGGGTTCCATTTAATAAGGCTCCGTTTCAGCAAGCCGCCGACGGCGGGACGTTTCGATTAGTTGGTTAATAGTAGGCATCGCCTGTGCCGTGTTCCAGGAAAAGAGTTGCCGGGGCTTTTTCTCATCCTGCGTCAACGGGCGGGACATGATAGCATACCGAGTTTCGTCCGCGGCGTGGTCTTCTCCATCCGTATCGAGGTCTTCGTTATTTCTTTCGTCGTGCTGAAGATACGGAAGGGTTCGGATTGTATGTTCACAGCTTTCGTGAAACAACAACAAAGGCTGCTCGGCGGCGAGGCGCTTTCTGATCTGTTCCCAACCCGGCTGGCGGGCATTATCGCCGCGAAACCAAGCACACCCTTCGACCAGCATCATTTCGGAAATACTGGGACCGCCATTATTAGCGAAAATGCTCGGATCCGCCACGCCGTACATGATCGTGCCGAACGGCTTTTCCCGGTTCATCACGCCCTGCGCGACCATGTTCGCGGACATTTTTAGGCCGGTATTCGGTTTCCCGTTCCAGCCGTACCACTCGGCGAATTTGATAATGCAGTCCCGGGCAATGGAAGGAATGGAACCGTCCGAAACGGCATACCAGCCAATCGAGAAAGGCGCGGCAGAACCCCAGTCCATCGCGCGAAACCGCGTCCAATGCGGCGGAAGCTCCAGCTTGCCGGAAATAACATGCTTCTCTTCCGAGAACTCGGAGAAAAATGTCCCATCAACGCCGTTCCAGTCGCCTTCGAGCCACGCCTTAACAAGAGCCTCCGAGCCCGTCTGCCGAAGCCGCATTACATACGTCGGATCTCTTTGCAGAAGCAGCTTATTGTCTCGCAGTTTGGATGGAATGAAAACCCGGTCAATCTCCGCCCGGACAAAGACGCCGGGCTCGATTTCAACGTCCTCGGATTCTTTGATGACTTTGTAACCCTGCGGCGCGGGATCAATGTAGCGGGCTTTCACCCAATGGTGGCCGGGGCCACCGGGGTTTCCGGTAAGACGCATTCCGCAAGGAACCGCCGCGGCACTTCGCAGCGTTCCCTTTAGCTTCATAATCGGCTCAGGAAACGGAAAATTCGTCGCTTCTTCGACGTAGATGCGGGTGTAGTTGTGGCCTTGGTACTCTTCCGCGTCGGAATCGCGCTCAAGATAGGCAAATTTCAACCTCGCGCCGTTCGGCATGAGGAGTTCTTTCTTCTGCTCGTACCAACGAGCGCCGATTTTCTGGCCGAGAACTTTTGCCCGAGCGATCACTTCAGAAAGCTGGGTCAGCTTTCTTCGAACGAATAGGCCGATTGCAGCTTCACCATATTGCCCAGCATGTCCAAACCAGTCCCCGAGCGAGCCGTCCGTCTTTCCACCGCCCCGAGCGCCGCCGTAGAAGACTTCGAAAACGGGGCAAGTCACCAAATCCGTCTGCGGACCCGGCTGCGGTTCCCAGATGATTTCAACACTGGACATATTCTGCTCGAATAAAACAGCCGGGAACAGTGTAGCGAGTTACACCTTGCTTTGGGGTGGAATTATACACCCCAGCATGACGAGTTTGGATGGGGACCTTTGCTGGAATGCCGGAAATAATAAAATTCTGAACAACGTGCGCGGAATAGCTTTGAAACGTGACTGAAGCTGAAGAAGCGGGGACAATTTGCTGAAGAAAGAACCCAGCTCTGCTCGTTATCGCCGATACCGCGGCGGGATTTGTGGCAACAAAAGAGCCCGCAATTACGCGGGCTGGGGATGGGATTACCGAAACAGTTTTTGGTACTGTTCCAAGTCTTAATCCGAGCCCACCCCAGAAAGATTCATCCCATCGCCCGGAATTCCAAATTCCAGTAGTGCTCATGGCCCGAGTTCAATATACCGAACCCAAGAACCGGCCTTGATGAAAACGGTTACAGCAGACGTCCGAACCGACGCAGGAGCGGTGCTAATAGTAACAGTTGACGGGACGGCAGAAATAAGGGTTGCTGCGGAAATTACTAGCGACGCTTTTGCAGGCGTAACCGAAACTGTCCGCGGCGTCGTTGCGATGACGCGTTGAACAAGAATCTGCGCGGAACTAGTCTGCGCCTGAGCGAAAGCTGGATTCGTCCCAACAACACGGCCGACCGAGATTCTTGCAGTGACCGGCGTAACTGTGACAGTTTTTGGAACCGTGCTGATTAACGTCCCAGCGCCCGCTCCTTGGATGACATTTGCTTGCCGCGGCGTAACAGTGACAATTCCCGCTGTTGCCCCGACTGTCCGGCCTGCGGAAATTCGTGCAGTCGCCGGTGTGACCGTAACCGTTGCGCGAGTAGTGGCAACCGTTCTACCTGTAGAAACCCGCGCTGTTACTGGCGTGACAGTGACAGTTCGCGGCGTGGTGCTGATTATCGTAGCAGCGCCGGCACCTTGAATTACATTCGCCGCCCTTGGTGTGACAGTTGCGATTGCGGCAACTGTAGAAACTGTCCTACCAGCAGAAACACGGGCGGCTGCGGGAGTAATCGCCACACTCGGGGGAGTTGTGGCGATTACTAACGTCGTCGTGATCGTCCCAACCGCAGGCGTCGCGTAGTCGTCGGCTACGTCGTCCCAGATCGT